CGGACAGGGATTGCGCTTCTTCAACCCAAGCCCGGTCGAAGCCTTCCAGCGATTTCACGCTGTCTGCGGTGTGATCTTGCATCCCTTGGAAGATGATAAGGCCATCTCCCGGCGTTTCGATCACCTCGCGGAATACTTTGAAGCCTTGGGCCTCGCCGAGGTTGTAGGATTGCAGGGTATCTTCGATCAGCTTCTTGGCGGATTGCTTGAGGGACTTTTGCACTTCGCGGATGCAGACGCTGCGATGGCCGGGGAACATCAGATGCTCTTCGGCGAGAAGCCCTGCGAAGAAACGCGACTTGCCCGAGCCACGGCCACCCCATGCGCCTTTGTATCGGGATGGGTTTAGGAGCGGCGCAAAGGCCGCTGCCGTTCTGATTTGCAGGCGGTTCTTAGCCATTATCGTCTTTGGGCTGGACGATAACGCGCTCGATGACCTGCGGCGTCATGCTGCCGTCTGAGGATGTCAGGTCCTGCTCAACCTTGTCGGAATAGCCGTGCTTGGTAAGCATCATCTTAGTGATGGCCGCGTTAAAGACACCGCCGAGACCGCCACGGACCAAGTTTCGCTCTTGTTCTTGAGCGATTTTGTTTAAGATGCCAAAAAATTCGTTCTTTTCGTCCTTCGCCCACAGCCTGAGAGTTTCTCTATGCAGGTTAATATCGCAAGCCAAACCTGCCAAGCTAGGAACTGGATCGTTCGCCTCTCGCCACCCACCATTCGCATAGGCCCAAGCCTTTTCGACGATTTCTGGCGTGTAATTTGATGGCCGTCCGGCTGGCATGTTATCCTCGCTCTGTCGCTTCACGGTGCAGATTGTCTGTCGCGCATCTTAACGCTTTACTGCCAAATATGCAAAGGTTGATCCATAGGCCCGCTTGCAGAAGAGAAGGGCGAGCTTGTCGGTCTCGGCTCTGGCGGCTGCGTGGCGATGAATGCCGCCGCAATGCTGCCCGACATGGTAGACGATGCGGTCGCCCTTCTGCGCCTCGGCCAGCGCGTGGTAGAAGGCATCCGGTTTTGTGTCGCCGGTGATGTAGATCGTGTTGCTCATTCGATCACTCCATCGCTGAGAAAGTCAAAGTCATCTTCCAGATCGGCCTTCGGTCGGCGAACCTGTTTTACCTCTGCGCCGGGGAATGCCAGCTTGGCCGCGTTCACCAGCCCATTGCGATGCTCATGCAGCGCGATGGCCACCTCGCGCATGGTGTGGATGGCGATGCCCGGTCTCTTGGCATAGGCGGCGGGCCATTCACGCCCGTCAGCGATGATGCCGTAGACAGTGCCTTCATACTCATGCTCCCAGATATCAGGGTCCGACACAGGCCGACCGAGGCTGACGGCTTCGGCATCCATCGATGCAAGCCCGCGCAGGCAGACCTCCACCCAGAACTTCACCTTGTCGGGATCATGGACATCGATGGCTCCGTTCAGGCCAGCCATTGCCTTGCCCCACTTTGCCGCGCTCTCGACCGAGACAAGCTCGGGCAGGCGGTCCACGCCCCACTTGCGATCCATCTCTCTGACAGCCGCGTCGAAGGGTGCCAGCGCGAGGTCCGATTTGATCTCATTGGCCGTCGCTCCTTTGTGCAGGATGCGGTCATCTTTTTTCTGGCGTGTTGGTCTCTGTGCCATCGCTTTGCTCCTCTGGTTTCCTCACTCTCACCTCACCTCACATAACCAACACCTTCACCTCCTCACCCCTCACCCCCTTTAGGGGGTGGGGTGAGGAGGAAGGGTGTTTTACCTCACCTTTCCTCACCTTTCCTCACCTGTGAGGCTCTAGGTGAGGTTGCATATTTATCACACTTCGTCATGACTGATCCACTCTCCGACGACCACGACGGCCACCTCTCTGGCCTGTCTCGGGTCTGTGATCCGCTCGACGGCCAGCACGTTTGTCTTGATCCACGTCTTGATGATGGACGACACCTTGGCCTTCCCTTTCTTCTCGGTGATGTCGATGCCGAGCATGTCTGCTATCGGGACGCCCACCCATTTTTTAGACTGCTGGCTTTCGCGCAGCGGCTCGTCGTTTGTGTGGGCATCTGCAACGATCCTCTGTGCCGCCTTGGCATCCTTGGCGCTGATGCCGTCGAATGCGTCTGGCAGGGTGTACGGGAGGCAAACACCGATCCACTCGCCGTTATCTATCTTGACGCCCTCCATCTTGCGATAGACGGCGGCGTTGGCGGGCGGGGCGAGGTTGGCCTTGCCGTCGTCCACCCGAAACACAGATCGCGCCTCGGCCTCATCGATCCCCAGCTTAGCCGCATCATCGGCTGACATGCGGTTGACCACGCGCGCAGCCCGTGCCGCCCCGATGAGGCTGCCTGCGCCACGCACGCTATCAATCGACGCATCCTCGCCGTTGCCTTTGCGGATGTGATGGACGAGCCCGATAGCGCACTTTGTCTCGTCGGCCACTCGCCTTATTTCCGCCACAATGGCGTTAACGGCCATGTTGTCGTTCTCGTTGATGTTGTGCGCGCCGACGAAGGGATCGATGAAAACGCAGCCGATCTGCTTTTCTGGTATCTTCTTGCAAAGGTATTCGACCAGCTTGGTATTGGGCAGGACGCCCTCTCTGGTCTGGATGCCGAATTTGAGGCTGAAGTCACGGCCAGCGTTGACGAACAGGCGGCCCTCGACCTCGGCGGGCTTGATACCGTAATGCCGCATCGCAGCGAGAACCCGGCGTTGGATTTCTTCCAGCGGGTCTTCGAGGTTGACGATCCAGACGTTGGTGCGCTCTTTGACTTCCTCGCCCAGCAGCGGCCTGCCCGTGACGATGGCGAGGGCTTCCACGATCTGGAGGCTGGTCTTGCCGATCCCGCCTGCCGACGCCAGCACGCTGACGAATGACCGCAGGTAATGGTGAGCGTATATCCAACGGCGAGGCTCAATGCTGGCCTCGTCGAACATATCGTAGAGCGTGGGCCAATCCGGGGCCGCCTCGGGGGCGTCTGGGGTGTCGAAGCTGTCTAGGTCTATGTCATCGGCCTGTGCGCTGGCAGGTGCCTCCTGCGCGGCCTGTGGGGCCACATAGTCAAAATCATCCATGCCGTTCTCTGGCACGTCGATCTCGGCTTTGGCCGGGCTGATCTCAAGGCCATAGGCACGCACGGCTTTGTCGAAATCGCCGTCGTGTTCGTAGTGGACGAACAGATCGAAGGCATCGCCCCAGCAATATGAATTTTCGCCGAGGGATTTGGATTTGCCCACACCAGCGGCGGCGTCCGATCCAGACAGGCTGACCCAATGGGTCACGAAGTTCTGCGTAGCGAAGCTGGGGCTGGTTTGATACCGCGAACGGTAATGCTGGGATGATCCGCGCCGCTCGTATTGGTAGCGGGCGAACAGGTCTTCGATGGAGTGGTCAGCGTTGAAAGCATCGACTGGGCTGACCTGATCGGGGAACTTCTGCCGACGCTCGGCACGCTGGCGCTCACGCTCGGCACGCGCCCGGTCGGCCTGCTCGGCGGCGAGGCGGTACTGCTCCAGCCTGCGGTCGATCTCTTGGCGGATGGCGCTGTCGGCGTCGAGGCGCAACATGCCGCCACGGACGATGCAGTGCTGATAGAAGATCGGGGTTAGATCGGGATTGCGTTTGCCTAGAGGAACATTGGGCAGGTAGATCGGCTGGCCGCAGCGTGCCAGCGCGCCGTCGGGGTGTATGCCATTGGCATGCAGGAGGTCGAAGAGGGCGGTCTGGGCAAGCTCATAGTCAGCGCCGGACAGGACGCCCGCCAGCGGGATCAGGACGCGCCATTTGCGGTTCTCCGGGGTTGCGCCGGAGGATGAATAGGCAAGCATGCTGACAGGCCCGCAAACGGCCTCTACGGCGGCCAGCACGTCATCTAGGCTGGGGTTGCCCCTGTCGATGTCGAGGGCGAGCATTCGGAAGGCTCCGCGCTCACGCTGGGCTTCGTGCGATCTGCCGTCGTGTTCGCGGTAGGTTGAGGGAATGAAAAAGTCTGCGTCGATCTTTTCTTTCGCCTGCGGTGTGGAAACCATGCGGGCGATGTCGGCCCAAGAGATGCCGGGGTAGGATTGGCCGGGCTTGTCGATCAGGGTGTGGAAAGAGCCGGGGGCTGTCAGGAAGCGGATATCAGACATTGTGGCCACCGCGACACTTGCCACCAGATATAGACTGCATTAAAGTATTCCTTGTGTTGGGTTGCTCTCACACATCTGGAACCTGCTCCTCCCTCGGTTCCGCCTGCCTTACTTGAACCCCGGCGCGTTGGTCTCACGCCGGGGTTCTTCTTTACTAAAATGGGATTTCGTCCCCCAGATCATCTGCAATGGCTTGGCGCTTCTGTTCGGTCAAGGGCGCTTTTGCCTGCTCGAAGGGATCGGCCTTGCTTTCGACGGTATCGAAATCATCCATGCCGCCGTCGCCGTAGCGGGCTTCTGTGACCTGCACCGCGTCCAGCAGGAGGGAGATGCCGCCGTTGCCATCGGGATCGATCACAGCGACAGCCCACGCGCGCACGGTGCCTTTGGAGCCTCCCCAGAAGGCCAGATCGGCCAGCGGTTGCTTCTGCCCGTCGATGACGGTGGGTGCCTTGTTGGGCGTGCCGTCCTTCTTCATGCCGTTGCGCTTGGCGGTGAATTGTACCATGCCGGTTTCGTTGCCATGCTCGTCCTTCAGCTTCTTCATGCTGAAGATGGTCTTGAATTGAGGCATCTTGCTGTTGCGCGAGCGGCAAGCCTCATAGTGGGCGCGCAGTTCTTCGTAAAGCGGCTTGGCCTGCTCCTTGGTCATCTCAAAGGCCACGGACCAAGCCGCGTTGGATGCGGTGGGCGCGCAGGGTTCGCTGGCCTGCTTTTGGGTGTTGAACCGATAGGTTTGGTTCAGCTTGGGATATTGCAGGGTCACGTTCTTGACGAGAACCTTGTGGAAGTCATCATTGTTAGCCATGGTTTGCTCCTCTCTGGCTTGTGGTCTCAGAAGTCTACGGTTTGGTCGAAGATGTCATCTTCGGTGGTCTCGGTCTGCCAACGCGGCAGATCGATATGGTTAATCAGTGGCCAGCCCGTTGTGAAGTCGGAAACTGCGGTGGCGTTGCTGATCTTTTGGAGGGTCTGGGTCACGACCTGATCGGCGTGGTCCAAATAGCGGTCGGTCAGGGCATGGACACCGACAGCAAAGGGTGCCTCTTTCTCGACCGCGATGAACATGAACGTGTCGGCTTTGTAGCCAGCGGCACGCAGGGCGCGCAGATAGAATGCCGCCTGCACGTCGTATGCGTATTTGCGAAGCTCACGCGGGAAGCCGTCTGGGCTGGCGTCGGTGGTGGTCTTCACGTCGAACACAAGGCCGACCTCGGGCAAATAGGCGTCGGGTCGGCATTTGATTTCGGTGCCTGTAGCCGGATCGATGCCGAAGAAGCTGGCCTCGGCCACGAAGGTCGGATCGGCCAGATACATGGCCGCGACCGGGTGAGCCTTGACGGCATCGGCGATGCGTGCGGCCAGATCGAACTCAGCCTCGGGCAGCAGGATTTGGCCGTCCAGATCGGCGGCAAGCTGTGCCTCTTTCCACTTGTTGCCACGGCGATCCTCGGGGCCGCGTAGGACGAGGTTCTTTTCCGGCTCCAGCACCAGAGCGTGAACGGCGCTGCCCAACGCGAAGGCCGAGGTTTCCTTGCGGACCTTGCCCTTCCAGTGTGCCAGCGACTTGGTGTGTACCGCCTTCACGTCCGAGGACGAGATCGCGGGGTGGGCGTGGTAGTCCTTGTTCGTCAGGTCGGTTCTCATTGCTCTCTCTCCACTAGGTCAAAGTCATCAAAGGTTTCGCCCTGAACCCGCCGCACGGTGGCAAACATAGCGGGCAGGCCGTAGGCAACCTTGGATTCATAGGCGACGTGAGCCTTGGCCTTATGCGGCCAGAAATTGATGAGTTGGTTGCCAACTTCCATCTGAAGATGCCAAGGCGCGGCCTCATAATTTGGCCAAAACAACTTGCTGATAATGTTGTTGTCGTAGGCCGCCACGATGAAGTCGCGGTTATTCTGGTCCTGATCGTCGTAGCGGGCGTACATGTCCTCTGGCAGCCCGGTGAACGGTCGTCTGGTCATTTCTTCCTCCATCCATAAAGTGCGATCAGTGCTGCCTCGGCTCTGCCGTCGTCTTTGACCCGCGCCCATTGATCGGACGAGTCGGGGAAGTATTGGCTGGCCAACGCTCGGCTAGCGTTCTTGTCGGTCGAGAGCCGCATGTTTTTCTTCCACGCAGACGGATCGACCTCAAATGTCGGCACGCCGGAAAAGAACAGGCAGGCCTTCAGTTCGCCGTAGGCCTGCGCGATGGTAACGGCGTTCTTGATCCCGATCATGCGTGGGAAAAAGGGCCGCTCAAGCCAGCAGCATTTGACCTGCCCGATGTCAGAGATCAGCGCGCGCTTTTCGTCCAGTGTGCCGGGCATGTCGTACGTCTTGACCTGCATGTCGTCAGTGTCGAGGAGCGCGATGGCCCCGCTTTTGCCGGGGTCGATGCCGATGATGTATGACATTATGCCGAACTCCTTTTTTCCATGTATTCCCTGTGCCTCCTTGCATTATCGGCGCGACATTCTGGGCAGCGACACTTGAACCGCTCATAGCCAATCCGCGTCCCGTGTATCAAAGGTGACGCGTTTTTCTGCACAAGGTTTTCAGATGTTAGAGCCAAATCTGGCCCCATTCTTTGCAACCGCCTCCAAAGCGTGTCCAATTTCAAACCTATTTCCATAGCCCATTCGGCGATTGTCTGGCTCTTTCCGTTGAACTCAATGACTACACTCGTCCTTTTGTTATTGGACTGAGTTTTCCAGCTAGCCCAACGGCAGTTCTCTGGCTCGTAGTGTCCGTTCACATTGATCCGATCTAACGAGTAGCCTTCAGGGCATGGCCCCATGTCATCCAGAAAGGCGTCAAAGTCATGCGCCCACCTCTCGCAGACCTTAATTCCGCGACCACCGTAATTGTGCCAAGACGCATTCTTCGTGCTGGTGCAGCGGTTTCGCATGCTTCGCCATGCAAAATACTCCCGGCTTCCAGACCTAGCCTTCCACTTTTCCCTTGGCATGCTTTGCTCCCAGCTCTCCAGC